ACTTTCAAATAGATTTTGCTTCATTCTGGCTCCTTAACGATTTAATAAACTTAATAATTGTTGTCTTTCTTCTGGTGATAGATTAGAAAACTTGGTTTTCAGTTCTTGTGACTGTTTTGTGGGTTCTGTCTTCAATGACACAGGCTTTTGAACCTGACTTTGAGGTTTATTAGCCTGTTGAGATTGTGGTGCCCTATAACCTTTTCTTACTGATTTGAATATCAATTCACCTGCTTCTTTCGGTGTTAGGAACCCTTGAGGTACATCAGTAGAATCCATACCTTGAGAATTAAGGAAGTCAACTAAAACTGAAGATTCTACTTCGCTTTGTCCCTTACCTACTACTCTACCAACATATGATTTGAACTTCTTGAATACCTGATTGGCTTTCTGGCCTGCTTGTTTATTCCCAGCTTCTGTTTGACCACCACCTACTAAGCTTTTTGCTTTTCCTATTGTGGTATCTTTGATTTTATCAATCATACCATAAGGTGATTCTTCACGTAAACCAGCACCATTAACAACAGCAATCTTTGGATGATCATCGAATTCGTCTAGTGTTTGTTGTGATAAACCATCAACAAGATAGGTAGTAAAATCACCAGTATCTTCCATACCATTAATCTGACCACCAACTGACTTTATATAATTAGCTAATTCGTCTTTAAAATCATTCTCACATTCTATTCGAACACTATCATTTGTGGATTCAAACATTTTTGATTCATATAAATCTTCGATAACCATAATTACTCCTTTTTACCATTGGTGTAATTAAATCCAGCTCCCATGAAATTAGAATACTTCTTTTCTTTTGATTTTTGTATCTCTTTACATGCTTCTGCTGATCTATGATCCCCAACCAATGTTTGATTGTCCATTCCAGTACAACCATCTGAAGTATATTCTGGATCGGTTAATTTGACAATATATTCGTCAAACATGTCATCATCTTCAAATGATTGTAATGTTTGTTGGGCAGGTTCTAATTTATTACGAATCCTTAATAGGTTTAGTGGGTAGTTTGTCAGCTCTGAAATTTTTCTACCAAATAATTCTGGAACAAATGCACGGCGGGTTTTCACATCAACCATCCATACCTCACCACAGGTATCAAAATCTTTTGGTTGATCCATAAAAATACTTTTATAAACGTCACCTATTTCAAACACATCATATTCCTTTAGAAGAATCGCAATACTTTCTAATAATACAGGGCTAGGCTCTGTTGCAAACTTGATTCTATATTCATACTCTTTCTCAGAGCCAAGAATATAATCAGTCAAACTTTTTGTCATTTAAATCTCCGCGCAAATTCTATTTCGTATAATACTATTTATTGGTTTTAGATTTAAGTAAGTTGTTTCTGGATGAGACAACCCCGCCTTCTATATCCTTTGGTTTCTGGTTTGATGTTCCATTGCCATTTCCACTGGCTTTGTTTTCTTTTAACTCAAGTTCTCTGAGTTTCATTCTGGTGTCTATTATTGATTTTTTGGCGTCTAATGCTGTTTTCAACATAGCATTAGCAGCATTTAATAGATCCGCAGCATGACGGTCTTCTGCATTAAACGCCTTAAGAACTATTTTATCAAATTGTTCTGCCGCTAATTCTGAAAGTGTGTCTATTTCTAACTCTCTATCAACAAAGTCTGGAAGATCATCAATGTTTATTAGCTGCTGCTTTTTCAACTCGTTTAATTGAGTTTTCATTTCTGCTGGAGATAATTCTTCTTCCTCGTCTTCTAGGAACTCGTACCCGATAACATTTTTTAACTCGTCCTGTTCCATAACTCCAAGACCTTGTTGTACTGATTTTTTACTAAGGTTTGGCTGTTTCATTATAATCTCCTATTTCCGTATAACATGGTTTCACCGAGAACTCTAAAGTTCAAACCATTTTGTTTTGCAAAGGCTGCTGCTGCTTTCCACTTAGCGTGATTGATTATAACAGCTATTTTATTCTTTTTTGTCTTTGCCTTTTCAATGAATGTTTCGTTTTCTGGTTTTATCTCAATAAGATCAATTTTACGTCTTCCATTTGTATCTATGTACTGTACTATAAAATCAATCCAATATATCTTATATTTCTTTTCAAGAGGGTGAAAATATTGTATGTGGAAAGGCTCACAAGCCCATGAAGAAACCCCTGGGTTTTCATCACACATAACCATGAAGTCCTTTTCCCACCCAGAACGGTATATGCACTTATTAATATCACCAGCATACTTTTCAGGATTTTTTGGAACATATTTACCCTGTATATATGAACCTTTTCCACCTCTTGTGTTTATTTTGGCGTTATTACTCTTCATTACTTTTTCCCTGAATTACCATTAATAAAATCATCTAATGAAGTAGTAACATTACCTATTATATCATTACCAACTTCCTGTGCATTACCTATAAAACCAGTCAGGGTGTCGTCTATTATTTCGTCCACGTTGTAAATGAAGTTCTCAATAGCTCCTTCCCCAGCACCTTCCGTGATTGATTTTTTGGTTCTTGAATTATCATAATCGACAAATGGTGATTGTTGGATGAAGAATCCTGATTTGTTAAATTCAGATCCCTCGTCAAAAAGTAATTCAGATAAATTATTAACGTCATATGTGCTTCTACCAACTGCTAATAATTCTTCATATTGGTCATTAGCCAGTGATGGGTACAAATATGTTATACCTTCATACTCGAAGGTGATATCTATTGTACTGAAATCTATTTCATCATGTGATTTTGTATCTGGAATTATCTGTGATAGTTTTGGATTGTAGATATTGTAAGCTGTGAATACATCATTATTTATCTCTAAGATACTGATTCTCTTGAAGAAGTATGTTTGATCCTTATCACCAAGATAATCAAAAGAGTAGCCCCAATGTCCGTCTGAGAACTGTTCGAATGTGGGTGCATTGGATACCAAGTCATAATTCCAATGTTTTGGGGTTTTCATTTGGAAATCACCATAATAAAATTTCTGGTACATGGCCATTAACAACATGGCATCACCGTCAACATTATCATATAATGTCATATTCAGTGGTTGATAATTAACTTTGGTATGATGAACACGTTTTCTGTTATATTGATTCATTGTTCTGTTTTCAAAGGTAACAGACGGTCTATCCGTGGATTTTACCATATAGGTAACACGGTTAACATTATATGTGTCATACTGCTCACGTATCCATTGTTCAGCATATGGACTAAGTTCAAACCTAACAATAAAGATATTCTTTAATTTAGGTGTGTCTCTGTAATTCATACCAGAACCAGATTCAACACTAGTATGTCCCATGCTCCTAAATGCCTTCTGAGCTGGATTGTACTTGAAGTACATATTATCTCCAATTATTCTTTCTTACTGGTATTTATAACAAAAAAGGCCGCTAATTAGCGGCCTCAGTATATTGAGACAAATTAATCTCTGAAGAATGTTCTTCCACCATTGGTAACATCATCATCAAAGTTCTTGATGTTTCCGATATCACCATATTCAGCAGCATTTGCAAGATACGGTGAACTTCCAGCGTTTTCAATAACACCTTCAGCCATTGCGTTACCATTGCTATCAAGCATAATACAGTTAGCAGGTTGGATAGTCATAGTCATTTGTAGGTGTGAGCTATCTGCATAGTTCAGTTCACCAAAGTTGAATGTTTCAATCAGACAGCCTTCACAAACGAATGTACTATGTGTACCGTCAAACATACCACCAGTATCTGAACCGTCTAATGTTTGGATCCACATTTCAAATTTATAGTCAGCAGCAGAAGTTTGTTGTATTTGTCTATAGTGGTCGAATTCTTTTTGCATCTGGTTACAAACCGCTCTAAAAGAGGCGTTATCAATTGTATCCCTAACAATAAGATCACAGGTAGACCATTCTGGTTTACCTTTATAATAGTCTTTTGAATTATAACTATCTACTACGTTTTTCTCATATGTAACAGATGGTAATGTTACTGAGTCGGTTTCTAGTGTTAACTTTTCACCGTCCTGATTACGTCCAAACCCCCACATGATTACTCTGAATCTATGTTTTGGTTTTGGTTGCTTCATTTGTTGGCGACCATCAGGCATTGGAACGCCGAAACGTGATAAAGCACTACTCATGTATATCTCCTTTGAATGTCTTTTATGTATTTACCATTAAATCCGTTTTTATGAAACTTTCCCATTGGTCAACAGGAGTTAATAACAACATTATTGCATCACCACGCCTAGGGTC